TATACGTATTCTAGACAACCAGGTATGGATTATTGGGATGGTTATAATCCTAAACAACATAAAATAATTTTATATGATGATTTTGGACAAGCCGCTGATGATGCTGAATATCTAGAGTTTATAGAACTTGTGTCGAAAGCAGCTTTTCTACCTAATTTTGCTGATATTGATCCTAATAATGTTATGACTGGTTGTAAAGGTACTCAAGGAGATCCAAAAATAGTTGTTTTATTAACAAATTGTGCTTCAATTAATTCATCAGTAGCCATTAAAGCAGCTGGAGCAGTAGAGCGTAGACCGCATATAAATATTGATTTGGTAAAATGTGATTTTGGTAGAGTGGATATATGGAATTCAATGCAAGCTAATATTGATGGAAGGAGAACAGATGTTAGAATGCCACAAGAGAGAGCAGTTAGAGTTGAAGGTTTGCGTGGTATTCAGAAAGCTATAGTTGATGCTTATATCCAATATCTTAAAGCAAATGTTATAATAGAAAATGTTATGAGTACTTTAGCATATGATGGTAACGATGGAATTGATATCTTAAATAATAGCTTTGATAAATTAGTTGAAGAAAAGACACATATGCGTTCAAAACCACAACTCACCGAAATTAGTACTAAAGAAGTAGAACAGGAGAGTGAGTTAGAGTATGAATCAGGTTCTGAAGGTTCAACAGAAGGTACTTGTGAAGCTGGTCCAGGTGTTGGTGAACTCTTGTTTAATTCTTTAATATTGATTGGTGCATTTAAGATTGGGCAGAATGTTGTTTATCCAGCAGCTGCTGGTATGACACGATTTACAATAAGAGTTTGGAATGCAACAGTTGGTAGGATATGGACGTTTTTTCAATGTGATCAATTTCCAACAGCAAAAGTAATTCCAACATTATTAACATGTACATTTGCTGGAGTAATGATTTTAGGTCTAATGTATGCGGGAAGTGTATTATCATCATTAATAACAGGTTATTTTGGTGAGGCTGAGTCAGGAACAACAGTGACTAAAGGAGTGACAGCGCCAAAAATAATAAGTAGAGCACAGCATGCTAGATTGGAAGGAGAGTCTGATGCTGATAGAATTGGAAGAATCATTCGTAAAAACCAAGTTAATGTTAAATCATCGAAATGGACATTATCAGGATTGTTTGTTAAAGGAAGATTATTATTAATTAATAGACATTTTTTCACTGATCCAACGAAATGTGGAGCTCGTTATTTTGATAAATTAGTTGAAAAAGATTTACGTTCACAATATATGGACGATGGTTCAGTTTTTACTATTCAGTGGATGGATGGTAATAAAACTGATCAAGTATTTAAGAGAGAAAATGTCTATGAATTATATAATGATGGAGATGATATGTCTGATTTGGTTATTTATGAATGTGATACACGTATTCCATTACATCGGAATATTACAACTCATTTTTTATTTGATGATGAACATTTAGATTGCAAATTAATTAGATTTATGGGAGTTTCGAATATTGGAGCGTCAGCAATAGAGAGGAGTGCACAGATTAATGATCCTATGTTACGTTTTAAATTTGCCATTGGAAATCAAAAATGGTTAATTGCTAAATGTTTTTCATATAATGTACCAACTACCTTTGGTGATTGTGGTTCAGTTATTTTATTGGAACAAAATCAACCAAAGATAATTGGTATTCATATAGGATCATATAACATGGGTGGACATCAATCAGGAACAGCAACTAGAGTTACGCAAACAATATTAAATAGTGTTTTTGCTAAAATTGGGTCGGCGTTTGAAGGTGATTATGAATCAAGAACTATAATCTCGAAACCATTGGAATTTGATTTAGTTGAGAGTAGAGATGAGCGTTTGAAAGATGGTTTGTTTGATATAGGTTTCTTGAAAGGAGTAAAATCATACCCAGTAGGTAAAACCACTATTAAGAAAAGTCCATTATTTGATAAAATTGTAGAGCATACGACCGCTCCATCTATTACTAACATTTATGATAAAAGATTAGGAGAAAGAGATATCATGATTGAAGGATTGAATAAATATGGATCACAACCGAAAAGAATGAAGAAGGAGTTGTATGATGTTTTAGTAGAATCTTTTCGTGATGATTATAATATTCCATCAAATATAAAAGGAGAAGTTATTTCTTTGGAAGAAGCAATAAATGGTAGTGATCGGATTGGCGGTTTAGATATGACAACATCAGCAGGATATCCTTTTTCATTATTGGGAATGGGAGGTGAAAAACGTAAACTTTTCGATTTAGTCAATGATAAATGGGTACCAAATAAAGCTTTACAACAAGAAATTGATTTTTTAGAACAGTGTATATTAGATGGTAAAGTACCTTTTTATCCTTGGGTGGATTGTTTAAAAGATGAGAGGAGAACACTTGACAAGATTGCGGCTTGCAAAACTAGAATCTTTTCAGCAGCACCAATAGCTCTAGTTTTGTTACAAAAACGTTATTATGGTTTATTTTTACAACATATGAATGCTATCAGAATTAAAACTTTTAATAGAGTAGGAATGAATAAGGACTCAATAGAATGGAATGATCATTATCATCATTTAAATCAAGTTAATGATAAAGGATCAGATGTTGATTATGAGAAGAAGGATGGCAATAATCGTATTGATAATGTTGAGCATTTTTATGATTGTGGAGATAATTGGTATAAAGATCAAGGTGTAATTTTTGGTGAATATGAAATATTGGTTAGAAAGTTTTTGAAAGAAGTTGAAACACATTCACATCATGTTTATTATAGTAAAAAAGATAAGAGATGGAAAATATATCAGTTGAATGGTAAAACTAATTCAGGAACTTTAATAACTATTAATATGAATTCGCATACGGATGAGCTCGATATGCGTTTAGCTTGGCTTTTGCTCGCAGGTCCAGAATATCAGGACATTTATTACTATAGGCGTTTTGTTAGAACAGCAATTGTAGGAGATGATTTGGTTATAACAATATCGCCACACGTTCAAGAGTGGTTTAATATGAATAACATAGCGAGAGTTTTATTGGATGAAGGTTCTATATTATCAGCAGGTGATCACACAACAGAAATTAAAGAAAAACCTTTGGAAGATTGTGTGTTTTTAAAAAACACAACAGGTGAATTTGCTGGTTATAAGGTACCACTCATGGAAATAAATGCTATGTTAGAACCAATTAATTGGATTAGAGAATCAGAATTTATGGAAAGTGAAGATCAAGCTTGTGAGGACAATTGTAATGCTGTGTTACGTAATGTATTTTGGTATGGACGAACCTCATTTAATAATGTTCGTAATGCTATAAAAGGAATTAAGCCAGAATACAGATTATTGAGTTTTGGGCATTTACAAGAACAATTTTTTAATAATGGACTGATTGAAGATCCATTATCTTTAAGCGAAAGAAGATCGAAACAATTATAATTTATTTATTTACTTTATTTATTTAATCTTTGTATATTTTAATTATTTTATTTTATTTTACTTTCCCTTAGGGAGATTTTAATTACAGCTAATAAACTAGTTATTCCTTTATTAAGATGAAACAATTTTTATTAGCATTAATTATTGATTTAATTATGGAAACACAAACAACAAATATAATATCAACACAAAATGAACCAGCAAATAAAACGACTACATTGGATGAGACTTCACATCAAGTGGATTCACGTTTGGGTACTCATATGGTTAACCCAGATCCTTCGAAAGTAGTCGTTAAAGATCAAAAAGCACATTTATCATCTTCCAGAGCTGATCGACATTTGGATGATGTTAATTGGACTTTAGAAAAACAACTAACTAGAAATAATTATGTTACTACTTTAACATGGGACACAACACAAACTGTAGACACTGTTTTAGGTACGTGGGATGTTCCATTTGGACTTTTAAATACAACATTAGCAACAACTCCATTTACTCTTTATAATTATTCAAGATTTAAATTTGCTCGTATACATTTTCAAATTCAAGGAACGCGTTTTGCAGCCGGTCGTTTAATTGTTTACTTTATACCAACATGCTTACCAACTTATCGTATTGCTGAAGGCACTTTAAATGATACAAGAAAAAATAGATTTTTATTGCAACATATGTTGCTTGATCCATCTTTAAGTGAACCAGGTGATTTTATAATACCATTTACTTTTAATAAGGGTTGGTTGAATTTAAGTGAACAAGATGCGTTGGGTCAGATGCGTTTGGCGGTTTGGAATCCATTACAAGTAGCAACTGGAACTAGTTCAGTTGTTACTATCAAAATGTTTGTTACTTTATTAGAAACAGAATTTAGAATACCAGTTAATAGTTCACCAAGTACATATATTTCACAATATTCACAATTTCGTAAATATTTTGAGCGTGAGCGTGAAGGAGTTTCAGAAGCAGCTTTATTAACAGGCTTATCAAAAACATTAGATGAAGGAACAAAAGCTCTTTTACCTTTTGCTCAAATTATTGACGCAGTTGGCACAATTTTAGATAAAAAACAAATTAGAGTACAATATCCACCATTAGTTTCAAAAGATCAACAATTTTTAACTTTTATGAAAGGTGATGAGTATGTTGAAGGATTAACATATCATTGCGATGAAATGCAACTTACCGACAAAGAACATTATGGTACTGATATTAGAGAGATGCGCATGGATTATTTCTTGAAAGAGAAATGGAATTGGGTGCAGAGAGGACAGTACGCAGTTGATAGTGCAACCGGTAGTTTTATTTTCGCAACGGATGTAGGTCCAATGGCTTTAGTACAACCAACTGATACAGAATTGAATACCATAGATTTTTTTGCTAGGAGATTTGCTTATTGGCGTGGAGGATTTAAATTTGGCTTTGAGTTCGTAACTTGTCCATTGCATGAAGGAAGAGTGACAGTCGTTTTCCAACCGAATGTACCAGCTGGTTCAGCGGTTCCAAACTATAATATGGCTCAATCCCAATATATGGCAACTTTTCAGCTGAAAGGTGGCCAAAACACATTCGTAGTAGATATACCTTATTTATCACAAACACCATATCGTAGAGTATATAATGGATGGAATGTGGAGAAAACAGAAAAATATGCAGATTTCTTTGGTGGTTCAATGTGGTTATTAGTTGACACACCTTTAAAAATAACAAGTAATTTACCAACAACAATAGATGTTAATATGTATATAGCAGCAGGTGAAGATTTTGAATTAGTCGTCCCAACTTTTAATAATTCTACAATAGCAACACTTCAACCATTACCATCTCCACCACCACCAATAAGGGAAGGTGTTAGAGAATCAATGGAAATGGAACCAATTTCTTTTAGTGATTCACCACGTGATGCGAATTCAATAGTTTTATGTGCTGAGAGTAGATCTAAAGTTAGTGATCCACAAGTTAAACATTTTGGAGATCACGAGCATGATTTACAACAGATGATGAAGAGATATAATAGCACATTTGCTGGAGATTACACATTACAACAATTTATAGATAATGGATATATAACAGATA